TCAGCTGCTCTACCTATTGAGCTACTCGGGCTGGTACTCCCCTACAAAATGGCCCAGCATACGTTCCAGGTTGAACTCGGGGAGTGTTGTTTATATCTTATTCTTACCTCTATAGTTGTCTGTTTGAGCGTGACAATTAGGGCAAATTATTTCTAAATTAGAAATATGATGGTTATGTCTATTACCATCTATATGATTTAATTCCAAAGGTATAGGCACATTATTCCATTCTGTTAGATTACATTTTTCACATTTATGTTCTTTTAACCCAGTTTCTAACAATCTTCTTTTTACTCTTCCTGTGTTATATTGAGGATGTTTATTCTTGTAAATAATATCTTCTAAAGATATAGTTCGTTCAGATTTATAACCTTTTTGAAAGGGAGATGTGTTTTTAACCCACTTTCTTCCTTTTGAAGGATCATAACATCCATACATTTTGGCATATTTTCTAAATGTACCAAAATGCCAACCCAACTCAGCACAAGCTTGTGCCATAGATTCAGAATTATTTGTTATTTCAATGAACGTTTCTTTAGGCGTGTCTTTTGGTTTTTTACCAGATTTTTTCCAACTGTTTGTTTTCATCAGTTATAAATATGGTAGACACGCCATTTTTTGTAGTCGGGGTGGGACTCGAACCCACACGGACTTTCAGTCCAAATGATTTTAAGTCATTCTCGGCTACCTTTACGACACCCGACCATTACGTTTTTTAACTTTCTTACTTATATAGTATAATAAAAAGTTTAATTAAAGCCAAAAATTTTAATCGTTCGAAGGTGAATTGTAAGTTTCACTAAAAGATTTTTGAATGTTGAATTGTTTGGCAATTTTGAGTTCTTAAGTATTGACTTTTGAGTTCTTTATTTAATTATCAATTATCTAGTGTCCTTAATTTTGAATTTTGGTTTGCAGCCAAGCAATGTTACTTCTTACTCTTCAACCTTCTTACGATTAGATCTTTGTTAGAGCATTGTGTTGCTCTAGTTCTTCTTGAAGTTTTTCAATTTCTTCTTCCCATTGAGCTACTAATTGATCTCTTTGGGGAACATTGATTTTACAAGTAAACTCAGTAGTTATACCATGATAACTAGTTGTTTTACCTACACTACAGTTGAGTCGTCTAAAACTACTAACCATACTTTTCAACTCAGCCATCCTAAATATTTTATCATAAACAGGAGCATTTGCTTTGTGGATTTTAGTTTTCAACTCAATCAACTCATCAGTCAATTTTTTCCAGTTTTCAAATGCTTCTAAAGCATCATATGCTGGAGTTTCTTCAACATTATAAGAATTATAAGTTGAAAATTTGTTGTATTCTTGGTTTATTTTTGAAACCAATTTGTTTTTCAATTTAAGAGCTTTCGATATATTCATACTCGGATTATAATAACGATACAAAAAAGAGCCTAATAATCTAGGCTCTCTTTTAAAAAAATTTATTTTTTCTGATTAAGCTAGTAAACTATAGTATTTTTTAAATTTATCTAAACGATCTGCTAAACCATGTGTACCACCATTTACTCTTTTAGTAACAGAAGTAACTACATCATCTCCAGCTCCTTTGTCACAAATAGTCCAAAGATTATTTACGTTAAAGAAGAAAGAAGCAGACATCAAAGGATATTTTGTAGCCACTAAATCAGGATTTGTTAAAATATCTTCATCAACAAATTTATCGAATTGAACGTAATTAGATTTTCCTGTCAATTGAATATAGCCTCTTCCTCTAAATTTCCATCCTTCACCTGAAGCTTCATTTCCATTACCCATTCTACCTCCGTAAGCACGATTTGCAATCATTTCAGGTTTAAAAGCATATTGAGCTGAATTAGCAGCATTAAATAATGAAGGCCACATTTTAGGTAATTGGGCAGCCGCATATCCTAAATTTTCACTTACAGCTGTCCAGTTTCCTGATTCATGAGCACATTGGGCTAAGAAATGAGCTAATCTTAAAACATTAGTAATATTAAATTTAGCAGCTGTTTCTGGAATTTGTATAATTACCTTATCGGGAATTGCTCCTCTTAATTTATCTAATTTAAAATTAGAGGTAGGAATTACTAAAGGAGCAGGAGGAAATAATTTATCCCAAGTTGCAGGACCTACAATTCCATCATCTAGTAATCCGTTTGCTTTTTGCCATGCTTTTACAGCAGCTTCTGTTTTAGGACCAAAGGTGCCAGCAGCTGTTCCAGCATCTACACCTAATTTTTCTTGAAGTTTTTTAACATCTTCACCTGTTGAACCAATTTTTAATAGCATATTATTTTTATTTTTTAGTTGTTTTCTTTGTTGTTTTAACTTCGGGCTCGTCTAAAGCATCAATTTCGTTTGCTTTGGCTGCAATTTTTTCGTCTAAAGTAGTCTTACTTAACAAGTGTTTTACAATTGCTTTCCAAAGACCTTTAAGTGCTAATTTTATTTCTTCCATTATCCTTCTAAATTTTGATTATTGTCTTGATTGTTTGTTTCTTTTTCGTCTTTTTTATTCATCCATTTGTCTATTGAAGCTATTCCAAATGAACCTAAAACAATAACCATAAATCCATCAAAAATGAACTCATTGATTACTAAAGGTTTTCCAAAATAACCTGTGACAAGGTCAACAATTAAAGACACACAAAGCATAAAAAATGCTATAAAACCAACTACTGCTTTTTCATTAATAGTGTTGGCGTCATCGAATAATTCTCTAAAAAATTTAAACATATTATTTATTTATTTGGTTTAACATCCATTTTTTCCATTCTTGATATTCTTGTTCTCCTCCATTGTCTTTGTAGTCTTTATAAGCTTTTAAATAGGTAGGATCTTCAGGAGAAGCAATAGTATCTACACCAAACACCATCATACGTTCGGTAAAGATATTTAATTTAGCTTTTGATTCAATACTTTCCTCTTTCATTTTATTAATATTATTCACAACTTGAGAAAGAGATTTTTCTTGAGCTTTAGCTGCAGCTTGTACTACTGTACTAGCCATAGCCATATTTTTTGAACTTTTAGCAATTAAAGCATCTATTTCATCTATATTAGGTGATTTAGTAGCATTTAAAGGTCCTATCATGTCAAATGCAACAAGTAGGAGAACAGTAATTATTATTTTATTTAAGTGTTTCATTTTATTTGGGAATTTTTCCTAATGTTGATAAAACCTCAAGTTTAGTGGTGGCAGCAGCCAAAGCACTGTCTGATTTTTTAAGTTGAATAAGACATTTATCAACTTTAATTTCTAATTGTTCTACTTTTTGGGTGTGTTTTTCAATTTGACCTTGATAATTCATTTTATTATCAAGCCAAAGATATCCAACAACTACAAGTAAAAGGAATTGGACCGCCTTCCAGGGGTCTTTTGAAAATTGTTCAAAGGTAATTGGTAGTTTCATAGTTTTTTTATTTAAGTTGTTTTTACAACCCATTAATAAAACCATTGACTACAACCGTTCTCTAATAAATATTATTTCTTTTTGAGATTCTTATACATTACAACTAAGTTTCCTAAAATAGCAACACACAACGAAATAATAGTTAAGGTTTCAATTGGGTTCATTACGGCTAACCCTGTAGCTCCTAAAGTAATTGTGTTTGTAACAACGGTGTCTTTGTCTACCATGATGTGAAATGTTTGCTAATAAATATAAAAAAAGGGCGCAAAAGCGCCCTTCTTTTAGAATCCCATTCCCATTCCTGGATCTGGACTTTCGTCTTTTCTTTCTTCAAAGACTACTGATTCTGATGTTAGAATTGTACTTGCTACTGACAAAGCATTTTCTAACGCTATCCTAGTAACTTTAACAGGATCTAGTAAACCAGACTCGTAAGCATTGACTACTTTTTGTTGTTTAACGTCAAATGCAAGTTCTGTAGATACAATTAATTTGTTTAAAGTTTCTTGAACTAGTTCAAGACCAGCATTAGTTAAAATCCTATTGAAAGGAGAACTAATAGCTGACTTAACAATAGTTTCACCCAAAGTCTTACTAGACATGCCTAAAGCAATGTTGTATAGAGGCCAACCACTACCTGGAATTACTCCTTCTGCAATAGCTGCTTTAGTAGCATAAAGAGCATCTTCAACTCGGTCTCTTTTTTCTTTGATTTCTAGATCACTGTTGCCTCCTACACTTACAATAGCAACTCCACCAGACAAGCGACCTAAACGTTCTTGCAATTTCTCGCGCTCAAACATTGATGTAGCGGCATCTATTTGTGTTTTCAATTCTTCCGCACGAAGAGCCAACTCTTCTGCGCTACCCTTGCCATCTACAATGGTAGTAGTGTCTTTAGTTACTGTTATCATTCGAGCATTTCCTAAAGCTTTATTTAAGGTTTCACCTACAATTTTTTCTAGTTTGTGACCCTTTTTAGGACTAATAACAGTTCCACCAGTTAATGTAGCCATGTCTTCTAAAAGCAATGTTCTGCGATCACCATAGTCAGGAGCTTTAATAGCACATACTTTAATTGTGCCCCTTGCTTTGTTTACCAACATAACTGCTAATGCTTCTTCACTGAATTCTTCAGCAATAATTACTACTGGTTGATTTTCACCACTTGCTTTTTGTAAAACAGGAACCAAATCAGCAGCTGTTCCCACTACTCCATCATAAAGTAAAATCAAAGGATTTTCTAAAACAGCTTTCATTGAATTGTTGTCAGTAACAAAGTAAGGCGACTTGTAGCCCCTATCAAACTGCATTCCTTCTACAATGTCAAGAACAGTTTCGCCTGTTTTACTTGATTCAATAGTTACGATACCATCATAACCTACTTCACTGATAGCTTCACTAATCAAGTTGCCAATTTCTTCATCGTTGTTGCCTGAGATAGTAGCTACATACTTGATTTGTTCATTTGAAGTAACAGGTTTAGCCATTGATTTCAATTCAGCAATTACTTCTGAAACAGCTTGTTCCATTTGTTTTTTAACTTCTACTACGTTTACTCCTTTGTCAATCAATTTAATGCCTTCTTCAATCATTGTAGTTGCTAACAAAGTACTAGTTGTAGTACCGTCTCCAGCTTCGTTTGCTGATTTTACACTTACTTGTTTTACAAGTTGGGCTCCAATGTTTTCAATGTCGTCATCTAGTTTATGAAACGATTTTGCAACTGAAACTCCGTCTTTAGTAGCTGCAATAGTTCCATCTTCTTTTTGAATCAATACATTTCTACCACCTGGTCCTAAAGTTGAACTAACACTAGCATTTAACTTTAAAATGCCATCTAACAATTTTTTCTTTAAATCGTCTCCAAATAATGTTTTTGTACTCATATTAATCTATAATTCCTATAATATCTGTTTCTTTACACACAATGTAGTCTTCATTGTCTACTGATACAATTTGACTTCCCATCCTAGGTACTAATACTAAATCACCTGCTTTTACCTCAGCTGGTTTGTAAGTGTCTGTATTGTAATTAAAAGTTCCACTTACATCTAGTACTTCTGCAATGAGACTTTTTTCTTTTCCTAGGTCAGGCAAGAAAATATTGCCTACCATTTGTTCTGATTCTTGTACTTGTTTTAGTACAATGTGTCCGTTAACTGGTTTAATTGTTCTTAATTTCATATTTTAAATTTTTCTGATAATGAATTCATTACTTCTTCGTATTTTTTAACAAAATCAGCAATTGTAGTTGTTTTTTGATCATTTACTAGTAATTTAGCGATACTTTTCAAAGCACCGTCTAATTGAGTGTGATACGAAATGTTTTCATCTTGACCTTTGTCTTTAGGTTTTACTACTGTGTAGCTCATTCCATCAAAATAAACTACATAAGGTGCAATTGTTTCGTCTTCAATTTTTGTTTGAGATTCGTCTCTAGAACGTTTTTTAAATTTTACCATAACTGTATTATAATTAATTAATTTTCGAATTCCAAATGATACTGTAAATCAGGCACAACTTGTGCTTCTGTAATTTCGTTTACAAACCAATATTTTCCTTGTGCTTTGAAAACATGGTCTACTCCCATTTTATATTTAAGCCACTTAGGATCTATATCAGATGTTTCTGAGATAGTTCTAATTACTAAATAATATTTGTCGTTGTTTTTAACTAGTTTGTGGAGGATTGTCATAACTTGTTGGTGCTTGCGGAACTGGATTGAATTGTTGTTTAGGTTCTGGTTTAACAAAAGGAGACTCTTTAACTTTAAATTTTCTAACTCCTTTTACTTCTTCAATATCTTTTACAATAGTGTCATGTACTTCTTGAGTAAATTTACTTCCAAAAGGATAAGGATCTACTTTTACTACTACTGCTATTTTGTCTTTTTCTAAAGTACGAGTATTTAAAGTAACTACTCCTTCTATAGAACGAATGTCATCATAGATTTCTCCTTGAGTCTTCTCGGTATTGGAAGTACTTGTAAATATAACTCCTTTTATACTAAATAGCGTACGTGCCATATGTAATAAATATGTTACTCAGACAACTTTACCATAAAATAAGTACTAGTTGTGTCATCTTCTGTAAAAGTCATTTTAATTAAACCTTGTTCTAAAATGTTAATTGTACTTGTAGCTGATTTGTTTACAGAAATGATTTCTTTAAATATGTTTGCACTAAAGGGAATTGCTTGAAATCCTAGCAAAAAACTAGCTGGTTGTCTTAGTCTAATTTTATTTGCATAAGAAGCAGAATCACCTACACAAAATTCAACGTATTGCTCATCATCTTCTACTTTACATTCAATTGTAAACCTATTTGGTTTATCTAATGCATTATGTGCTCTAGTAAAATTCTTAACAAAATCTTCATCAATTGAAAAAGTACAATCAAATTGTTCAGGTTCATTGATATTAGGAACAGTTGGAATTAAGTCTTCACTTGACAAGTGATAAGTTAAGTCAAAATTATTGTCTTTAATGCTCAATTGATAAGGAATATTTTGATTTCCTTTAACTACATCTACAGTAAGATAATTGTCAATTACACTAAGAATTCTATTCAATTGAGAAGTTGAATAAATAGAAATGTCATTTTCTCCTAATTCTAGATCTTTTGTAGTATGAACACTGCCTGCACAGTCTTTAGTTGTAGTAACAAATTTAACTGTTAAGCCATTTGATTTAGTTGAATTCCAAGTAACTGATTCTACTAAGCCATTAAGATGATATTTGTCTATAACTTGAGTAAGGTATTTCTTCTCCATACAGATAATATAATAAAACCTTTATTAAAAAACAATATTAGTCTTGAATTACTTTACCAGCTACACCACTAGGTACTTTTATTCCTGTGCCTCTAACATCTAAAACTCCTCCTACTTTCAATCCAGGAGGTAATGATTTAATTGGAGTATTAGAAATATTTAAGTCACCAGCTACAGTTAAATTAGCAGGTAAAGCTGTAACAGCAGTTCCTGAAATGTTTACACTTCCATTAATTGTAGGTTTAGCTGTTTCTGGAATGTTTATGTTTCCTAAAATTCTAATCATCATCCAGTTACTGAATGCTTCTTGAGGAACGTTGTTTTTGTTGATTATACTGTTGTCTGCTAGCCATTTTATTAAATAAATGTAAGGTTCTTTTAAAGCAGCTTTAGCACCTGCTTTACTTCCATCTACATTTTTTAATAAACCAGTTTCAGCATCATAATAAACCAATTTGTTCATTTGATCTGCTCCTGTTTTAGCATCTATATAATAGAGAGGACCTACTTTATAAATAGGAAATCCATTTTCTTCACCTACTTTAAATTTACTTAAGTCTAAGTTGAAAGACATTGATTTAGTAGGAATTCTTCCTTCTTTATCTAATAAAAATTGTAAGAATTCTTTTTGTAAGTCACCTTTATAACCACTAATGTCTCGGTTAGCTTCATCTTTTAATTGGCCTGATTCATAGTGTAACTGATACTGTCTTCTAGTGTCCCAGTTTTTGAATAAGAAATAAGGACCATCTTTTAGGTAATTATTAAATGAACCTAAATTTCTTGTACACCAAGTAACTCTGTATCCTGATTTAGGAGCAGGTTCATTTTCTCTACTAGGATTAAATTCCTGACTTAAATCACCACATCCTGTTAAATTTTGGTATTTTTTATAACAATTGTCATCATTTGCACAACTTTGTGGAATTTTATAAACAACAAAATCACCAGCTGTTTTTCCTAAAATTTCTATTGGTTTTATAAAGGCAGCTCCAAATTTTTCAGGACCTAATTGTTCTTGTTCTGAGCCTTCTCCAGATATTTTTGCTTTAGCGGCTCCAATAATATTTTCAAAGTCAGCTAAAGTTTTATATAAATTGATGTCTGCTTGAAAATTATCTACTACTTTTTTTAAGCGTTGTTTGTTTTTATCAAAGAAACCTAATAATTCTTTTACAACTTCGTTGTGTTCATCATTAAAAAATCTTTGTCTTTCAGTGCGATCTAATTTAACATAACGAGGAATAATCCAGTTTAAATAAGTTCCATTAGGAGTTTCATCTATAGCTAACAATTTTTTAAATTCTGGTTCAGTAACTTTAGTAGGATCTATAGAAACCATTCCCCTAGGAGTTTCTTTATCTATTACTTGTACGAATTTATTGCGTAATGCTTGTTCTTTATCAGCTGATATTGCTTCTGCTAAGATGTCTAATAACTTAACCATATATAATAAATATTGTTAAAACGTAAAGAAACGCTCAACATTTGGATTTAAAGAAGGAAAGTCCCATTTTAAGTCTTCATAAATACCTTGCAATTTATTTAGTAAAACATTGTTGAAACCACTGTCTGTATCTGCATATTTGTCTAGAAAATCATAAATAAATTGAGGACTTTCATTTGTAAATGCTAAAACCTCTATACTGTATGGGTTTTTCTTAAGTGGAATAAACTTAATTTTGTCTCCTTCAGTAATACATGAATATTCTTTGTCTAATTTTTTAAATCTAAGTAAGTCATTGTACCAAATAGCACTTTTTGTATTGATGGGACATTTGTTTCCTAGTTTACTAAATATTTGTCCTGATGGAGGTGGACTAGCAATATAGTTTTTTATTTGTTTTACTCCAGTTGGCTTAGCAACGTCTTTATAACTAAGTGTTTTTAAGTGTTTTCTAAAATCTTGTATTTTTTTATCAATTTCTTTTTTAGACTTACCATACATTATATTCATCAACAATTCTTCACCAAATTTAGCATACATTGGTGTCATGTTAGATTTCATAATGTCCATGCCTTTGATATCTAATTCTTCTACAGGCACACCTTCTTTATTTACAATAAACTGAGCATATCTTCTTTTACCTGCAAAATATCCCCTTTCAAGTACAACTTCTTGCTTTAATTCAAAATACACGTTGTCACAATTAAATTGGGTTTTACACAAATTTTGTAAAAAGGGTTTTGTTTTATCTTGATATTCTTTAGTAATTTCTAAAGCAACTGGAATTACTTGTTCTCTAGATTTAATGTCAACATCAGGTTTGCGTTTTTTAATCAATGCTTTCATTTCAAAAAACAAGCTGTCTGTGTCCCCTGTTACTATAAAATCTTTCATATTATTTATATTTGTAAATATACCCATTAGTTTTTTTAAAAATACCTCTACATACTTTTGATATAGTAGAAGCATTACTATTTGTTCCTTGAGCAGCATGTTTTATACTAGGCCATTCTTTTATTAAATTATTATTTAAATCAAATTGCAATATAGATTTATATAATTTTTCTTTAGGTTTGCCTTTTAAAGCTTTACTCACCTTTTCGCCCATATATTTAGGTTTTGATTTACCTAATCTAACTTGTCTCATCATATCTCCAAATCCTTCTGGTTTAGGTTTGCCTTTTAAAGCTTTACTTTTTCTAGAACCAGCTAGTGGGTTTTGTTTTTTACCTTTAGCATATTGATTTCCCATAGCTTTTTCTCTTTTAATTTGTTTTGTTTTTTCAGTTTGAAATAAAGGACCGCCACCTCCTTCATTTTTATTTTCTAACTTAAATCCCCAACTTTTAAATAAACATATCCAAAAAGTTTCAATATATTTTTTATTAGTATTTAAACAAGTATCAATAATATCAAAATCAATATCATAACCATATTTTCTCCTATGTGATATTATTCTTTTATTTGTGTTTTTACTATATCCAATATAGAAAGGAACATTATTTTTATATAAAATGTATATTTCAATCATAGTATTTTGTTATAAATATGCAATTACATTAGCAAGACAACATTAAATAATACCTAATTCTTTATTTATTTCTTCATTAACAAATTTCATTGACTCAGTAATTAATCTTTGACCAGTCAAAGTAATAGCTTTACTAATAAACAAATTACCATCGCTGTATCTCCAAGCATTTTTAGCAAAACAACCATAAACATCATTTAGTTTAATTTTAAATGCATGTTGTCGTTTGTTATAGAATTCTCCTAATTCAGGATCGTTTAAAACTTTAAACGCTTCCTTCATTTTATTTTTGTATTCTTTTCTTTTAGCAAACCAATCATCTAAAATTTCTGATATAACACTTTTTCTGTCTGTTCTAAATACAGTGCCATTAGCACTAATAATCAATTTTTTACTTTCAACAAATTCTATAAAGTCTCCTACTTGCATTTCTATTTGTTGAACTTTTCTGTCTTGACCTACTCTTTCAACTAAAATAGTTTTTGTAGGACTTAATTGTTTTAAGTCTTCTAAACCATAATGATTAAAGTACTTGTCTTGACTTTCAATTTTACAAACCAAAGTTTCAATTCCCATGTTTAGGTTTCTAATAATTGATGGATACAGTGAAGTAAAGTCTAAGTCACTTACCCATTCATATAAACCAGGTACAGGATCTTTTAAATAACCACCAGCATATTCTTCATTTCCTGCTTTTAATGCAGGATTCATAGTAGTAGGTTTGTTGGGAGACACGATGTCTTTGCGCCGCAAATAGGTTAATATGGCACCTTCATTGAGAGCAGTACTATAGTAAATATTCTCGTACGTTGTGTGACAAAGATGACATATATTTACTGTTAGGTCAATAAATTGAAGTTTGTTATCTAGTGCAACTAAAATTTCTACGTCTCGCAAGTTGTATTCAATAAAAGTATGAATGTCTTTTTTAAATAAATCGTCTAAAGAACCGTTGTATTCTATTTTGTCTAGTTTAACGTATTTTTTTCCTATGTCACTTAATTTGTAACTTGGCTCTTGTTTTGTAATAAATTTCTTGTGAAGCAACATATAGTCAAGGTGATTTACACCTTCAATTTTTATTGAACTTTCACCTTGATAATCAAGTATTTTTACTTTATTTAAAGGAGATAATTTATTTGCCCATTCATCTCCTAATACTTTACAAATTCTATAATACAAATAAGGAATATCGAAAAATTCACTGTTCCAACCTGAAATTATAGTAGGGTCACATTCTTCCCATTTACTTAAAAATCCTCTTAGTAGATCTTTTTCTGTAGAGTATGGAATAATTTCTTTGTTTTCTTCTTCTACTTTATTGAGTTTGTTAGTTTCATCTAAAATTAGACAGTAATATTTTTTAAGAGTATAATCATAAAGAGCAACTGATGTAATTTTCATAGGTGCTCTTTTTATGTATTCTGGTGTTAGAGCTCCTCCAATTTCACACTCAATGTCTAAAAATATTGTATTATGAAATTTAGGTGGTTCATCATTGTTTTTATAAATGTCTACTAAAGCATTTGTAGCTATAGGAACATCTATTTCAAAAAACAAGTCAGGACGATTTTTGTCAAATTCTTTTACAGGACTTACTCGTTTGCCTTCCAAAGTAAAAAATTCACCTTCTTTATCTAGTTTGAAATAAGTAGGAGTATATGGAACACTTATCCATCCTTGTTCATCATCTCTAATAACTGCGGTTTTTGTGTAATAATTATAACTAATTGCTTGATACATATCTTTTACTATAATATAAGTAAAAGCTTAATGTAAAACAATATTATTCTAGTTTCAATAAGTCACTAGCTGTTACTACATTTTCATTTATAATTACTTGTCCTTTAGTATTATATTGCATTTCATGAGACAAGTAAGCATTTATTGTGTCTGGAATTAAGTATCCATGTAATTTCATAGACATTTTAGAAGACACAGTTCGTTCATCTTCATTACTATATTGAACAGTAGTTGGAAAGCTGTCTATGTTTACTCTAAAGTAGTATCTTCTTTTATCGCCCCAATAGCTATTCTCAGCATATTGAATTGCTTCTTGAATTCTGTTTAACTGTTCTACAAAATCAGCATAAACAATTAAATCGTAAGTAACAGTAACATAGTCAGGATGAGCAACAACCATCATTTCTTTTACAGGAATTTGGTTGTTTAATACACCAAAATTAGTGTAAGCATTTTTTGGTGAGTATTGTTTTTCAAAAACGTGAACGTTTTGAGCATAATTACTGTCAAGATTTCTTCCTACATTTCTATTTTTAGTTACATCTGTTCTATTTACAACAATAAGAGGTGTAATGATTTTTCCACTTACATCCCTTAAAAACCCTTGTTTTTGAATAGCTATCCATCTTTCAGGGTAAGCATACATAACAGGAACATCTATTAATTCTGTGTTAGAATAAACAGTTGGTTTTATGTTTAATTTTATGTGTTCTAAAACAGCAGTGTCTATATCTATTAATTTTACACTAAAGTTTTTTTCTCTTGAGTCTTTTTGTGATACTTTTAAAGCCCTATTTTGTCTATCGACCATAGGACTTTTCCCATAACCTGCTTCTTCATAAGGCACAATTTTTTCCTGTACTGCTTCTGCTGGGCTTTTTGGTATGGGTTTTCTAACTTGCATTATTGTATTTTATAAGGTAAAATATTAAGTTTAATAGGCCTAGTCATTACAGCGTCTACTTCAAATACTAAACTTTGACCTCTTTTATTTAATGAAGAAGACTCAAAGTTTGGGTACCCATAAATATATTGATCATCATTTCCAAAATCAATATGATTTTCATTTACATTGTAAACTTCATAGTATCTTTCTCTGTCTAGAATAATATCTCCTACTTCAGGTAAAACTCCTACTTGTTTCATCATTTCATGAACAAACCAGAATTGTATCTTTTGAGTATTTGAACTGCCATATTCTTCTATTACTTGTTGTTCATCACCTCTATCAATGTAACATTTTATTAAAACAGGTTGATAGTACCATCTTGATAGTGATTCTCCATAAATGTTCATAGAAGAATTTTCTCCTGATACCTTATAGTAAGGTACCTGCATAGACATAAGTCTCTTGTAACCTTCAGTAATACTTGTTACTTGAAAATCAATATCATTACCTGGGGCAAAAGGCATAGGTCTAGCTAAACCATCAGGATTTGATGGTAAAGCTTCATAATCACCAGGAGTTGTAACTTTTTGTCCTGGAGGTCTAAAAAATGCTCCTGGTCTATTTGCCATATTATAAAATATAAATTGGTGAAGGTAATGGAATATTAAGCATTATTTTATTGTTTGCTTCATCTTCCGCTGCTTGTCTTTCTAATTGTTTTTGCTTTGAAGTTTCATCTAACAATGCTCTAAGTTCTTCTAATAATGCTTGTTTTTCAGCTTGAGACTGACTCATTAAATCACTACTAGACATAGCTCCTATTTTAGGCACATCAGCTCCAGGATATTTTCCTCTTGAAAATCCTAAAATTTCTTTACAAATAGCTAATGTATACCTCATAATCCAAGTTTTACCTATTGAATTAATTCTAGAATAAGTTGGATTAGCATAAGGAACATTTGAAACGTCTGTTATGATAGGTTTATCATAAGGAGGAACATTACTATTTAAGTTTTTGTTTTGTTGTAGAACATCACTTTCTTTAGAAAATTGTAACCACAATTTATGACCATTTCCTGGAGGGATAGGGAATATAGTTAAAATATTGTTATTTACACTAAAGCTATATCCATTATACCTTACATCCATTTGCATGTTCCATTCTTGGATTCGTTGAATGTCAAAATAAACAGGCCATTGGATATAACTATTATAACCATAACCACCATAAAAACCCCATGAATCAGCAACAGGACCAACACCACCTAAACCAGGCCATGGGTTTGCCATCCAAGCTTGAGCAGGAGGAGGCTGATAAAATACTTGTACAATTACTGGGTTGTCTTTTAAGCTAATAAGACCATCATCAACAAATAATTTTTTCAAATCATATGTTTGTTGACCGTCTACTAAATCAATACTAGCGCTATAAACAGGAATATTTCTAATAAATGCCTGGTCAGCGTAATTATTTGCAATTCTTATAGTACCTCCTAAAGTTCTATCTATAAGCCTTGTATTCATATTATAATCAGACTTATAAGCAATATATTGAATTACATGGTCAGTCGGATACTGAGGATCACCTGTAACTACATAATTATCATTCATGTAATTTACATCAACATATGGATCATCTAAAGGATTAATAAAAGGAGTTGGATCTTGAATAACAAAATAAACGTCTCCTCCTTTCATGTAAGTGTACTGTGGTAAAAAGTTTCCACATTGATTTTGTATTCCAAAAGACTGTACTAAACTAAAGTCAGCTCTAGACATAGATGGAATTACACTAGCAGAAACAATAAATAATGTACTTCCACTATTTATAGCCCACTGCATTTCAGGAGCATTGTTAAAATCAGCTGCTGTAGCTTGTCTAATAGGACTAAATGACATAGAAGCATTAAAATAACTTACGTTGTAATCACATAAGAAACTGTCTGTTTCACTTCCTTCCATAGACAAGTAGTTTTCTCTTACTTTATAAAGATAAACTTCATTGCCATAAGTAGTAACAGCTTCTTCGTAAGCAGCGTAAATTTGAAAGTCTACTAATTCTACGTCAACTACACCAAATCCTAATCGTCTTGTTACATAAAAACAAGATTTTTGAGCATCTGTTTGAAATGAAGGATCATTGTCATAATATCCCCAAGGCGTATTACCAGCAACAGGTAATAAGTCATTAGTTGATAAAGCGTAATTGTAGTCTTGCATAGTCTTAGTCTATTATAAATATTACTCTCTTAATGTTTTGTATATGTCTAGAATAGGTTCAACTATAGGATGTCTGTGATTTGTTTTTAAATGAAAATGACCTACTCCTTCTACGGCTTGAGCTACTGCTTTACTTACAAAAAACAAACCTGAGTCTTTCTTTTGTTTTAAGTCTATTTGACTTACGTCTCCTACAATACACATTTTACTTCCTTCACACAAACGAGTAATAGCAAGTTCCATTTGATTATCTGTAATGTTTTGAGCTTCGTCTAAAATAACAAAACAATTTGAAAAGTTTCTGCCTCTCATAAATGCAAAAGGTATAATTTCTATTCTGCCTTCTTGAAATTCTTTATCGATTTTTTCTTTATTGTATAGTCTATACATGTTATCATATATAGGAGCAATAAAAGGATCTAACTTGTCTTTCAATCCACCAGGTAAAAAGCCGATTTCTTCTCTAGCTGTAACTACAGGTCTAGCTACAATAATTTTTTCTATTTCTTTATTGAACAATAAATCTAAACCAGCTTGACATGCTACTAAAGTTTTTCCACTACCAGCAGCACCAGTAAGTACTGTTATGGTATTGTTAAAAATAAGACTTTTAGCTTGTTTTTGATCTGAGTCTAAAGAAACATTAAATTTAATTGGATTTTTTGGTTTACGTTTTTCTTTAAATTTGTCGTTGTGGTTAATTACCGCATTAACGACTTTGTCTATGTTGTTTTCCATAACAGGTATTTGAATATAAATATAAAAAAAGACCCGCCAAGTGGCGGGTCTTAATTAGGTTAAATCAGACTACGATTAAACTACGTCTAAGTCAGCAACTTCGATCTTACCGTAGTAGTCAGGACGAAGCATTTTCTTAGCGTAACGAGTCATAACACCTTTACGAGGAGTGAAGGTATTAGGATCGTAGATAAGAGGAGTCATGATCAAAGGAACGTAAGGAGCGTATACAGCACCAGTTTCGAGGAACTGAGTACCTTTGTAACCCAACAAGATAGTGTTCCACTTCATGTAAGGGTTTTTATATACTTTGTAACGACCGTTGATAGCACCAATTTTCTGAACACCGAAGGCATACTTCATTGTTTCAGCATCAGTGTTGTCAGCAGCAAATCCAGGAATAGATTCGAGGATAGTAGCAACTGAAGGGCTGATTACCATGAAGTTAGCACCACCGCGTAAAGTTTTCTGGTGGATAAAGTTAGAAACTTTCTGTAACTTGATACCCAAAGTTTGGAACCAAGACATTTGGTTGTAGTAAACACCAGCAGTATTAGAAACGAAAGTTTGAGTACCAGGTTGGAACTGGTTACCTACTTTAGCGCTCCAGAACTCAGTGTTGTCGGCGTTAGCACCAGTGATCAACATGCCTAAGATTTCGAGGTCAATTTCCATTGAAATTTGTTCGCTCAACATAGAAGTCAATTCAGCTTCAGCATCCAAGTTTTGGTATGCGTTTAAGTCTTGAGCGAATTCAGGTGTCCACTGAGCTTTCAATTTACGAGTTTCAGCTGTAATTGAGTCAGAAACCAACTTAATGTTGAGTTCAGGGAATTCAATGCTGTTAGGAGATAAAATGTTAGGACTAGCTAAACCGTTACCTTCTTCATAATCACCTACGTTGAAAGGATTCATTGAACCTTGTTTCAAGAAGAACAAATTAGCAATACTAGCTGAACCAGTTAAAGCAGCAGCTTCAGTACCAGAAGCAGTTACATAGAAAGTAGTAGTAGTGTTAGTAATAGTAGTGTAATCAGCTAATACGTCATTAGAAACAAGAGAAGCAGTAGTAGAAGTTAAGTAGAAAGCTTGTACACCAAAAGTATCTACAGAAGCAGTAGTATAACCACTAGCAATATCAGTAGCTAAAGCTTTAGCATTTACAGCAACGTTAGGTACAGCTACTTCCCAAATTTGACCAGCAACTACAGAAGCTGAGTAGCGAGAATCAAAGTTAATTTTGTAAAATTGGCTCATAGGTACAGCAGTAGCTGTAAATTGGCTACCAGAAAGAGAAGCTGAAAATTCGTTACGAGAATAACCGAAACGACCAGCACCATAATAACCACCTTGAGCTAAGTTGTCAAAGTTGCTATTGCCGAATCCAGGAGCACGATCACCATAAAGTGAATCACCGCTAGTGAAAGGAGCTTTGGTAGTACCGTATTGGAAGTCTAAATAGAAAATAAGACCGGTAGGCATTTGCATAGGCTGTACAGAAACGAATTCTTTAGCTACAACCTGACCGAAGATCTTACGAACCATCGGTAAAGCAATACCAGCCCACTGATAACCGTTACCAGTTGTAAAACCGGAGGTAGCACCAGCAGTGGTGTTAGTTTCTACAATAAGTTCCTTGGCTTGGTTTTCAAGCAACATCGACATGTTAGTTTTGTCGTATCCGCTCAAACCTTCCAACAAACCAGATTTAGCCCATTTACTTGCTAAACGACCAGCGTCGCTCTGCAAAGACTGCCATGGGTTAGCAGATTCGAGAAGTTGATTAATAGTTGACATTTTTTATTTGTTTGTTTGTTTAGTTTTTAATAATACCAGCTAACTTTTGCATTCTTGTGATTTGATCGTTTGCGTCGATAATTTCGGGCTTAGCTGTACTTCCTCCAATTACTGATGATGCAAATGATTTGTGTTCTCTTAAAGCAGTTTTAGTAGTTGCTTTAGTTGTTTTTACTGTGTTTTTCAACACTTCGTAAATGTTTTTAGTTTCGTTTAAAGTGGTTGCTTTATCGAAGCTGTTTACTACATTTACTTTTTGACTTTCAGTCAACGTGTTTTCTTTAAACAACCTATTTACATAGATCAATTTAGCGTTTAACAAGTTAACTTCATTCAATTGGCTACGAAGAGTTTTGATTACGTTAAGGGCTTCTTCTAATTCTTCAGCTTTTTCGTGAAGAGTCATTTTAAGAGTTTCAGAGTAAGCACCGTTTTTACCACTCTTTTTAGTTCCGGCAGCGCCATAAGGAGCACCAGGCTTTTGTTTGCCTTTGCCTAAACCGAAAGGAGCGTTTACGTTTTTAGCTTCGTCTAATTCTTTTTCAATTTTACCTTTGTACTTAAGACGTTTTTCTTCGAGTTCTTCTTTTTTCTTTTTCTTCAATTCGTAGAGAGCATAAAGTTCATCTAATTCTTCTTCTTTAGACTTCTTTTTCTTAGGCTTTTCTTCTTCAGCACCTGTTTCTTCTTCAGCGTCCATAGTGAAATCTAATTCATCTCCACTATCACCACCTTCTTCAGCACCCATAGTCATTTCTTCTTCACCAGCACTGCCTTCTTCACCGCCCATGACTTGTCTAATAGCGTCTTGAATCATGTCGCGAAGTTCGTCTACGGTTACTTCTTCGATGGTTTCTTCACCAGAAGCTTTTTCGTCTATGAAGTTTTCATACAAGTCTTCTTCTAACTCGTCTTCACCTTCATAGGTCATGCTGTCTTCTTCTTCTAGTTCACGAAGAATTTCTTCGAGATCATAGGTTTCTTCTAAGTCAACATCATCTGATACGTCGATAGTTTCATCTTCAGACAATGAATTGAAAAGTTCTTCGAGGTCTATGTTTTCATCTACTTCTTCTTCCATGGTTAATAAATCCATGTTTTCATCAGCATCGTACATTTCATCTACCTCTTCTTTCTCGCTTTTCTCTTTGGCTTCCTCTATGTCCTCAGCATCCATAATACGTTTTTCAAACATACTTTGGATTTTGGGCATAAACGATTCCTCGAGAGCAGCTTTTGCATTGGCGACGGCAACTTCACGGAGTGCCTTAGCGTCGGCAATGGCGTCTTGGAATAATTTTGTGTTTTTTGACATTTTGTTTTAAAAAATTTTTTGTTTCGCACTGTCTATTAAAGAGACAATATAGGGATTTTTTTATTGTGCGACAGAATATTAGAGATTCTGTATGGATGCCCATAAATATATAGGGCTCTCCAAAAACATGCAGAGCTATGAAAAGCTCTTTACTTTATGCAACAAACGCCTGTTTGAGTGCAAATAATATCAGTCACTAGTGAATGAATTCTATCGTATTTGCCAGGATTTGTGGTATTATATTGTTTACTTTCAGCTAAACTAACGGGCTTCATGTAAGCACCATGTGTTGACGGAGTACTAACGAAATCCCAACAAACTAAGTCGAAATCGTCTTGTACTTCTACTGTATTTTCACCTAATTGTTTTACTGATCCCATTCCTCTTGAACTAATTCCAACAGTAATGTTGTTTAATAGTAAGTCTCTTAATATGTTTCCTGAAGGTGTATTTAACACTTCAATTCGACCAAATAAATCGTCGCCTTCCCACCACAATTGTTTAATGTTGTGACAAACATTTTTTAAACTAATTACAGAAGACTCTGGGTGATCTAATTCACCCAAAGCTCTATTCTGTGCTATTGGACCTGCAATGTATTTTTCTACTTCTCTGTGGAGAATTGTTTTAGGATAAACGCGACCATTTTCATTTTTAGCATCTGCTCTTTGAACTATACCTTCTACAATAAGGTTTTTACCAGGATTCAGCTTTGCCTCATGTAGGGACTGAGGTAATGGCCTAAAGGGCAAATACTCTATTAAAACTTGTTTTGACATTATTAATATGTTGAAAAAGGTAATTTTAAATTTTTAGCCTTTTGTATAGCAGTTGTATCAGCTTTACTAATATTTACAACATCTCCTGTAGTAGCTGCTGTTACTGCATCCTGGTCATTTAAACCAGCTTCTTTTAAAGATTTTACTGTTTCATGTACTAAAGTCAAAATTTGATTTTTAGTAGTAGGAGTTAATCTGATTTTTCTTGAGTCACCTACATTAACATTTTCATCAAAATATTTCATAGTACCCTGAGAGTAATTTCCTGGTTCAGTTGAAGTAGATTGATTACTAATTTTATAATCCATAGTTTCACCCAAATTAAAATCAATCTTGAGATCTTTTAATTTTTTATTAAGTTCATCTTTGATTTTAGAAGACGTATTTTTAAATTTCATTTTAAAAGCATTTTTATCTTTTTCATCCATTTGATTTATGGCAGCTTTAAGTCTGTCTTTTTCCATATTAATCAACATAGCGGGTGTGGGAAGATCATCTATGCTACTATAAGCTTCGTTTAAAGATTTTTTAGTTGGTTCCATTCCAGAAGACTTATATTTACCTTTTAATTCGTCTTTAACACCAAAAGGACTGTCTTGTTTGTTTATTTTAGGAGACTTGCCGTCTTTTTTTATAGCTTCAGCTTCTTTAGCTGTAGTACTTTTAGCTACTTTGCCTTTACCTGAACCGTATTCACCAAACATTTTAACTGACTCAGCAGCTAACATATTAGTGTAATAAGCAGGATCTTTTTTTAGGTTTTTCAAAACTTTTGCTTGTGCTTCTTTGATAGAATCAAGATTGATTTCTTTTCCAGATTGAGTTAATTCATAGTCCATTCCGTTTTCAAATTCGTAAATGTTAACTCTATCAATGTCCCTGACAACGGGATCAAAATACTTATCAAAGTAAGATTGATTTGGGTTATTCATGATAATAAATATGTATTACCCTTGACCTACATATTTTTTTAAGTAATTTTTTGAACCTTTTAATTTACTTGCTTTTGTTTTTGCATGAACGCCTGGGCGCTTACGTTTTGGTTTAGCTTTAAAAAGCTTAACTGCGGAGATTTTTGCCTTTGCCATTTTCCTTTATTTGTTTTAAATTGTGATACAACGTTGCTGTTTCTTTCATCAGCTGTTCTAAGTAGGCTTCTGTGCGTTTGTTGTACGCAACATCATTACTTTCACTTAACTCATTTCTGAGTTGTTTAGTGTAACCAGCGATTTTGTTTAATTCGTTTAAACGTTTTTTTAATTCTTTAATCGCAACGTGCATCTGGGAAGATGGTTTAACTATTTCAGTTTGTTTTTTAAACTGACTATAACGTGATTCGTTTAATTTTTGTTTACTTACTATTTTATCATAGTCTTTCATAGTAAGTGTGTTTCCTGTTGTGCTCAACTTAAGAGCATTTTCAGTTACATTGTGAAGATCCATATCTGTTTTAGCATCTTCACGAGCATATTCTAACAAACGCACAAATAAGGGCACGTCTGTTTTAATTGTGTCAGTAGGGTTTTTAGCTTCTTTTAATCCACCAGGACCAGCCCATAAATACTTAGCATCAATCATTTCACTAGGTTTTACTTCTCTGTATCCTATATTTTTATATGCTGACAAGTCAGCTGTTCCTTTTGTAAATACTGTTGGAACACCTTTTCCACTTTTAGGTGGGTTTTGAAATCTTTTAGGAGTTTTAGCTTCACTTTTAGGTTTTTTACCTTGATGTTGGTAACCAGTACCAGTAGTAAAACCACTAGTAGCTCCTCCACCTGTAGACATTTCTTTGATTTTATTGCCTACAAATTTTTTAATGCGTTCTTGAAGCTTATTTTTATTCATTAAATTACTTTTTTAATTTCACTTAACAATTCATAATACTGTAGTAAGTTAATTAAATGTTCTTCTTTAGGACTTTCGTTTTTCTGAATAGGTTTAATTAATTTAATACTTTCAGTAATTTTAATTTTAGTTACTGGTTCTTGAATGTTTTCTGCGAAACTATTTAAAGTAAGTTTTAAGTAGTTAAAATGATCATTTACTACTTTTTTTAATTTAACAGCATCATTGATGTTGTTAATGTATTCTTTCAATATAACTTTTTGTTGAGGACTAAATGTAGAATACCTATCATTGAATTTTTCAATTAACATTCTGTAAGTTAAAATACGGATGTCTTTTGATTCTTGTAAAAACAACTTAATGTCTTCGTTTTCACTGTTGATAATTTCTTTTTGAGTTAAGTGCTCTAAAAGAGTAATTTTATTATTTACTACTTGTTTAGGATCTGTGTATTCAGCAGATCTATAAGATTCTAGCAACGTATAAACGGCTGCAGATGTCTTATAATTATTTATTTTATTTTTAAAGAAATTTTCTAAATCGTAGTGTTTTTTAATTTCTTTGATTAAGTTATATTTTTCTTTTTGTAACTTAGGCAAGTCAAACTTTAATGCTGTTTCAGCTATTGTTTGTAAGATAGCTTCTGCTTTGCTTTCTGTAAGTTTTTCTTGTGTATTAACTAAATTGTAAAGTCTTTGTTCTTTAGCCAATTCACTGTTAGAAAAATATTTTTTCAAGATTTTTACTGCGGGTGAATCCCCGGTTGCCAAAACATCATTAGTTACTTGTCTAACTAAAAGTTCGAAAATAATTCCAGTATTCTTGTACTTCGAATGTTTAATTTGATTCATGGAAGTTCTAGTAATAAATATATAATAAATTATAAATCAATGATATTATCTTCACTTAACAAGTTACTGTCTTCCTTGTTTTCAAAAAGATTAATTTTTCTGACTTCAGGTTTAGGCATTAAATCAAACATTGATTTATTTTTATAGAATTGTGCTTTACTTTCTAAAGCTAGAGGACTTCCTCCTTTATGGTTAGTTTTACCATATTTTTCTTCTCCTTCAGTTGATGAATTGTATTCTTTTCTGCCTAATCTGTCTTTACCAAATGGACTTTCTTGAGTGTCTTTTACAGATACTTTTTCTTCAGGTCTACCAGGTAATCTTACTATGTCTTTTTGTTTTTCATCGTATCCTGCAGGAACATCTTGTGGAGCATTAGGTGTATTTGTGTATCTACCCGAACCATATAATGTAGCTAATTGATGAGGAGTTCCATAAGCTTGTCCTGTTTCAGCTGGATCATTGCCTTCTTCTGTTATTTGTTGTATTCTGAAAGCACGTTTTTTATCTTCCATTACTAAGTCTCTGTATTCATCAATTTCATCTTCACTGAAATGGAATACATTATCATAAACCCAATCACTAGGCATTAAATTACTTTCCATAATTTGCTTAGCTAGATCTACTTTTTCTTTTAATAATAAGATTCTTTCTTGATCATAAATAATAGAAGGAGTAGTTAAACTAAGTTCAAAATTAGTCATTGCTTCTCCATCATATCCTTGAGTATACAAATGAACTAATGCTATTTTAGTTAATTCACTAATAAGAATTCTCTGAATTCGCTCAATTGTACGAGCAAATCGAATATCTTCTGCTGCTAATGTTGCTTTACCAGTTAAGTCTTTTTCATAACCCATAAATGCTTTAGGAACTTTAAGGGCAGCAAATAATTTACTACGAAGATAATCTACATCCTCAATTCCAGTCCATTCTAAGCCTTTAACACTGTCAATTTTAGTTGATTGATCATTGCCTCTTACAGGAATATAATAATCTTCCAACATATTCATAACGTTGTATTTTAAGTTATATTGACCTGTTTTTTCATCCATAAATGGAGTCTTTTTGAGTTTCTGTACCATCTTCTGCATGTAGTTTTCTACTTCATTAGGTGGAATTGAACCAATATTAATATAAAATAAACGTCTGTCAGGGGCTCTGGTAATACGATGAATCATCATCGCATCTTCCATCAAGATATATTGTTTAAATAATTTACGAGCAGGCTCTAAATAACTTCTACCATAAGGAAGATAATTTAAATCACTTAATAATCTAAAGTGAGCCATTTCATAATTTTCAAAGTAAAAAGCTGTTTCGTCTTTTTGACCTCCACCGTAAGAAGCCCAACCACCTGCTGTTGTTCCATAACCTGCTGCAGCTGCTGGGTCATATTTAAATCTTACATATGAAGGATTTTTAGGATCCATTCCTTCTTCTCTTAGTATATTAAATGCTGAGAAAGGTATCACACTGTAAACACCAAATTTTTCTGCAATTTCTAATTTCAAGAAAAAATCACCATATTTACACATATTTCTTGTCCATGACCATAAGTTAAACTCAATATTTAACACATCATAAAACAAGTTATAAAGTATTTTCTGAATATTTTCGTCACTAGAACGAATATGAAGCATTTCTCCTGATTCGTTTCTTAAAGTACACTCATCAGCTATAATATCTAACGCACTAGAAACAATAGCATCTGTGTCCATTGCTTCATAGTCACTGTAAAGTTGAGGTCTTAATGATGGATAGTTAATTGCCATCTGGCCGGCATAAGCTGCTACACCAGATGTTGTGTAAATTCTACTAAATCTATCTACAACAGAATTTGTTTGTAAAACACCTGCTGTTTGGATATTATTAGTATCCATTACTTTTAATTCATTTCCTCCTACGTTACGAATAATAACATCGGATGAAAATAATTTTTTAAGATTATCAAATATAGCCATTCTATTGTATGTTAATAAATATTATTAAATAAGCCAAGTTAAATCCATCATTTGCCCGTTACCCATGTCCATATTCCATTGGTTAGCTGCTGGATTTCCTGTTCCTCCTCCAATTCCTTTATATGCACCTCCAAAAGTTCCAGCACCTATAGATGTTGTTGTTTTTCCCATATGTTCTAAACTTGCTATTGTTAAGGCATCACCTGTTTGTTTGTATTTTAAACTTGTGTCTCTTAAAAATAAACAAATACTTAAAGCCATAACTAAATCGTCATTATAACCACCTTGAGCTTCAGCTCTACCATTTTTCCAAATAAAAGTTCTTAGTTCTTCTAAAGTACGTTTAGAAGGAATATTAACTGATTTTTCATGAACATAACTTATCATTTTACTAATAACTAAAGGTCTTGTTTTTTGAGTAGTACTAAAACCAGGTACCATTCCTTGACCTGAATCGTATTTGTTTAAGTACAACTCTACATTAGTTAGAGCTGCATCTTGTCTAGGACTGTAATAAAGATTAGGGTATTGTCTTTCAACAGCTGTTTGTACAACGTCCCATCCTATATTTGCATTTTCTATTACTAATAGAGCATTATTGTATTCAGTTGCTATTCCAACTAAAAAGTGACCATAGTCACGAGTTCCTATTTGACCTTTATATTCAGCTACTTGAGTATTTGATTCTATGTCAAAAATGTGGAAAGCACTGTAGTCTTTTCCGTCTCCTCTAGCTACGTCAGCAACTACAGCATATTGTTTTGAATAGTCTGGTCGTTCAAATATCCATAAATTATGGTCTAATCCTCTTCGTTCTACAGGTTCTTGTGCTTGGGACAAATACCAATTTAAAATAGTAGGATCAATTGCAGTGTCTCCAGAAGTTGTAAAATCACAATCACATTCTTGTGCCGCCATTCTAGGACCTAAATCAATGTCTTGTTGGTCTCTCCATGATTGATCTCGTTCAGGATGAACCGTCCAAGGTAAACGAATAGGAATAAAATTATTTTGTCCTTCTTCTGCTTTTACCCAAGTCCTGTGGAACCAGTTTCCTGTGCCATAAGGAGTAGACATTGCAATACATCCACCACCAGTTGCTAATGTTTGTTGAGCTGATACGAATACTTCTTCAATGTTATCAATAAACGCTGCTTCATCTATGAGCAATAAAGACACTGCTTCTGAACGTGCACTATCACCAGCTGCTGATACTGCTTTCATTTGACTACCATTAGCTAGTCGAATACTTAATTTATTATTTTCAACTGATTTTATTTTCATCCAACTAGGTAAATTATCATATCCAAATTTTACCTTAGTTACCATGTTTTTAGCAGTATCTGTTTTAGTTGCTATACATAATACGTTTTTATCACTATTAAAAAGCATAAGCCATAAAGCATATGCTGAGCTTAATGTACTAATTCCTAACTGACGAGACTTATTTACTATAGTAAATTTATTTTTTAATAATAAACGTAAAACACTTTCTTGGAAAGGATATAATGTAAATCTAACCCTACCCCTAGTAGGATGTTGGATCATGTAGTATTTTTTACAAAAATAAACAGGATCTTGTTTACATTTAATAAGTTCTTGTTGAATTGCTTCTTTAATAGATAACTGTGGGTTATCTTTTATTTGATCATTTTGATTTTCCATGACATACCTCCTATAATAGATGATCCTTGTTGACTAGTTGTTACACCTAAATGAAAGATATGGTCTTTTTTGTCTTCATAACTAACTAGTCCTGACAGTCTTAATCTAAGAGGATCTACTAAAAATCCTGCATTAAGTTGTCTAGGTTGTTCATAATAATGGTGAATTTCTTTTTCTACTGTTTTTGTTACAACAGGAATTTTATAATTTGATTCTTTTTGACGTTTTGCTATTTTATTTTCTGTTACCATGTCATGATATGCAACATATCCAAAACTATCTATTAATAAAGTATCATTATAGTAAACTTTACTGTAGAAATTTTTTAGTATAGCAGCAGTATCAACAGGTAAATACTGTGTATCTCCAGGTATAATTTGTGTAGGACCAGGAGTATACACAGGTGTTTTCTCTATTTTAGTTTTCCAAGCAGTATCATATTTTACAGTTATAATTGTGTCTGTTTTAGATTTAAGACCCGTACTACAATTTTTTATTTTAGAAAAAGCTAAAATAATTAAAATAATTAAACCAATATATTGGAATACTTTTAAATTCATATACCCTTTCTAAATCTTTCTAGAAATTCATCATAACTTTCACCTTCATTTTCTACTTCCTCATTTGTAAAATAAGTTTCTACACCAAATTCTCCAAAATGTCCTGATGTGCCTGATTCATCAGAAAAATAATAGTATTTTTTACCATCGTCGTCTGTAATTTCTCCTTTATATTTTAATTTCATTTTACCTTGATCTTTCCCAGGTATAGTTCCTGAGTAAGTGTATTCTTTACCTGTCTCTAAAGTTGAAGGATCAATTTCCTCAAGTGCATTTTTCTCAAAAGGAACAGCTTCTTTAATTGGTTTTTCATATTTAGATTCCATTAAAGACTGTGGAGTAGCTTGAAGTTGTTTTACCATTTTTCTGAAATGGTCATTGGAAAAATTAATATTGTCCATATTTACATTTTAGTATAAATATGATCAAATATTGCTTTTATACGTTCTTCAGTTGTTCCTTTTACACACAATAAATTCTTAGGCGGAAATCTTTCTAATAAATTATTAATTTGATAATCAATTTGGTCTCTATATTCACTATTTGTTTCTCTTACACCATTATTTTCTATTTCTACTCCTTCGGGACTAACATAGATAACCAAGTCATATTCTTGACTTAAATTCATTGCAGTTTGCTCAAAGTCATATTTTTGATGTTCAGGAATTGACTTAGCTAAACAAGTAAAAGCACAAACATCCCAAATAGTTCTATCTGTAATAATATCAGGAACCATTAGTTCTGTTGCTCTTTCAGCTAAAAATATAATTTGACCTTTTAAAGTTGAATCTGTATTGAGAGGAATACCTAAGTTCATTAGGTATTTACTCCTCTCAGTAGCAGTTTCATAGTTTTTAAAGTAGTCTTGTGCTCTTAGAGCATTAACCAATGTTGTTTTACCAACAGAAACAGTACCAGTTAATCCAATTTTCATATTATCTCATTGATTGTTCAAAACGAGGATCTTTACTAGGCGGAATACCATTAAAGTCTCTTTTAGCTTCTTCCCATTCTTCTTTTGTCATTTGTTGACCAAACAAATAGTATTCTGGTTTTTGTTTTTGATCTTTAGGATAAATAAAAGCAGGTCCTTCCCAATTGTGTAATACTCTTTTTTCAGGATTATTAAAATAATAAATAACCCTACCATCTGGTGTTTTTAATTTTAATGTTTGCATAACTATTTTATTTGAAATTTGTTAAATCGTGAAATTCAGGATAATTTTCATCATGAAGATAATATTTAAGTAATGATTCTACTGCATATATTCCTTGTGCTCCTGAAACTGTAATTCCTCTAGCTGATAAAGCATCACCTACAAAATGAACATCTGGGTATTCTGCTAAAGCTAAATCTTTGTAATAAACTAAAGGTTCAGGTGAAAGATATTTTACTTCAGGAATATAAATACCCCAATCATCTTCTAATGTTGGAAATATTTTTTTCATATCCTCAATAAAGTCTTCAATATAATTCCAATATTCACCCATAATTTCTTTTACACCATCTAAAAATTCTATTTGGAAAGCTGTAACTTCTTCACCTTCTGATGTTTTGGAAGGCACACGAGATGGTGAATAATACAAACCTCTTCCTCCAAATTGTAATTTATTTACTACATTACGTGACCATTCAAATGGATTTTGAATGCCGTTGATTTCCATCAAAATGCCAAAATTAGTCATATCGTTTCTAAATTTAGGATCTTTTTTAGCATGACCATTGTAAGACAAGTCACCATAAGTTTCTTCTACAGCAACATATGCTGCATTATTGTTTGTACAAAATGAGCGAAGCGAAACGCCTTTATCTTCAAATTTCCTATAAAGTTTAAAATCATAACTAATGTCAATAAGTTTCTGAAAATGTTTCTGTGGAGCTTCAAATCGAACTCCAATTTGTACTGATTTTGGTTCTGTTTCTAAATGATATTCATCTTGTATTTGTTGAGCAAAATCAATGCCTGATTTACCTACACCAAAAATCAATTTATCATATTCAATAGCAAATTGGCCTTCTTTACCATTAACTGTTAAATATACTAAATCAGATTCAAAGTCAACTTTAAATACTCTTTCATTCCAAATAAAGTTAACACCTTTAGATACTAAATAATCATACCAATTTTTACCAATTTCATGAAGATAATCTGTGCCTATATGATAGACCCCAAATAAACGCAGACCAAAGTATGGTTTGATAAAGTCTGGTTCTTCTGTTGGGTTTGAGTACATAATTTTAGATGGGTCTGGGTGGAAGCGCTTCCATGTTTCTATAACTTCATCCATTAACTGGTATGCTTTTTCTTCACCACAATATTTGGATAGTTGACCTCCAATCATGTGGTGATATGTTAATTTTCCATCTGAAAATCCTCCACTTCCTAACCATCCTGACATAACTTCTTCTGGTTTTCTATGGTATGGATCTTTTCCCATATCAATTACCGTAATAAGTTCTCCAGGATAACCATTATCTACTAACTTTGTTACGGCATGAGCACCTGCTACACCACCCCCAATTACTACAATTTTTTTATTATATTGATTCATATTGTTTATATTTCCATTTATATCCAAAAGCTGTTTTTTGTCTTCCTAAAATACAATCTTTTATTTGAGAAACCAAATTACTTGTTTTACCTGTTTTTTCTTTTATCCAATTAGCTGCTTGTCCTTTACTTTCCCACTCCTTAATAAAATTATCTTTTAAATCATATTGTATAACAATTTTAGCTTGTTTGCGTTTTGCTATTCCCATTGCTATCTTATGTGATTCAGAAAATGGTTTAGAAGTTCCTTTATTGTTTTTGCTAATTTTTAATCTAACTTCTTCTGTATAGTATTGTGAATGATTTTTTTCTTTTAAAGTTTTACTTATTTTATCTCCTATTCCTTTTATACGAGGTTTTTTCATTTTTTGTTTTTGTTTTTCAGTATAATTTGAAGGACCACCTCCACCATTATTTTTATTTTCTAGTTTAAAACCCCAACATTTGAATTGTTCTATCCAATAAGTTTCCCAAAACTTCCAATCTTCAACTTTATCTATTATAGAAAATTGAATATCCAAACCATGTTTTCTCTTATGAGAATTTTTTCTCCTAATAGGATTTTTAGTTTTTCCTATATAAAAAGGAATATTGTTTTTTTCTAAAATATATATATTATACATTTGTTTATTATAAATATAATAAAATTCCATCAGACCAATATCTTATATATTATAATAAAATTTAAAATGTTTTCCAATTAAAATTGAAGTTTACAGCGAATTTTATCGATTACTTCATCTGTTGAAACTTCATTTTCTATAGGTTCATATTTTATTTTGTGTCTTACTTCGTTACCATAAATTCGAGTTACATTTTCACTAAATTCATGGTTAGGAGGAGTAAAATCACTAATTAAAAATACATGACAATCTAAACTATGTGCTAACCAACTCAATCCACTTGACACTCCAATAAAATAAGAAGCGTCAGTTAACTCGGCTACTCGGTATTCTAAAGGAATGTCGCCAGTTTTATTGATTACATTTTTTAATGTAGTAGGTTCGCGCGAAATTACATGAACTTCATAGTCTTGTTCTATAAGTATATCTACTAATTTTTGCCAATCACCATGCCAAGATTTCATATCTATACTAGCATGTTGACTTAAACAAATCTTTTTAGGATTTTTTGGTTTTGAAATGTGGGCTACTTCACATTTTAAGTCTTCATATTCTAATCCTAAAATGTCTGATGCTATTTTTTGTAAAGGCTCTGTTAAATAAGTTGTCGGACTATAACAAGGAGGAGTATGATCATGAGTGCCAATATAATACTGTGCAAATATGTTATCTATTCTTGTGTTTGGTTTAACAAACATTATGTTAGGATAAACATCTACAAACAAATGATTGTGAAATGTACTACAAATAACTCTACAATTATGTTTTTGTCTAAATTGTTCTACATAAGGTAACCAAGCTAAATTGTCTCCTAAAGCATAAGCATCCATTTTAATAAATACTGGTTGATTTTCTAAATCTAAATCATATTCCCATAGTAAATTATTATTTTTAAATGATTCAATTCTCCAATTAACATAGTATTGGTATGGACTTACAAAATATTGATTTGGTTCTAAATCAACTTTTATTGTGTCTTTTATTTTTTTATCATTATCTGATAAATAAATTGTAATAGGACTATTAGAAATATTTTGTATAAAAGGAGATCCTGTTTGTAAAGGAGTATGAGTTACAAAATTTACTTTTATAGGCATAATGATAATATAATAAAAAAGGCTTGGTAAAAAACCAAGCCCTTTTAATTATAAAAATTTGTTGTTACGGTAAAGTTAACTTATACCAAGCACTGGCACTTGCAAAATAAAAATCACCACTACTAGAAAATGCTATTTGTCCTGATGATGGTGAAGGTAATGGGTCATTAGATCCTAAAGATAATACTCCACCTATAAGTGCTGGACCGTATACTGCTAAACCTGAGGGATTATTTAAGGTTAATGTACAGTCCTTTGCTGTTATTGAACCAGTCATTATTATTCCACCCGAAATTCCAACTGATCCGGTTACCGATAATGATCCTGTAACTGCCGCTGAACCGGTATAAGGAAAAGTAGTACCAGGAGCATATGAGGCACTTACAGCATGAGAAGCAGTTGTTGAAAACGATGCAGATGTTGCAAATGAGCTAGTTACACTATAACTGCTACTTACAGAGTAAGAACTACTTACTGAATAAGAAGCAGTTGTAGTAAATGAACTGCTTACAGCAAATGAACTAGTTACACTATAACTACTGCTTACAGCATTTGAAGCAGTACCAGACAATCCACCACCAGTTATAATTCCACTATTAAAAACAGCAGTTCCTAATACGTTCATAACACTAGCTGTTATAACGTTTATATTAGCTGTTCCGATAGTAGAACTAGAAATACTAGCTGACCAGAAAGACTGACTTGTATTCGCATAGAATACATTATTTGAGTCTACATAAGATGCTGTTTTAATTGTACTTATAATAGCATCGTTAGAAGCTGTCAAGTTTCCAAAGTTAGCGTCCATTTGTTGGAAAGTCAACGCGGAGCCTGTTGAAAGCCTTGAGGTAATCGAGGGATTAGATGGAAATGTTGGCATTTTATTAAATTTTTATCAATAATAAATATGTAATTTTTTTAAAAACATTAAAGAAGAGCTTTTACATCTAAAATAAAGTCACAAGCTGTATTCATTCCTGCAACAGTTGCATGTAATAACATAGTTCCACCTAAACTTCCTGAAAAAGTTAAAATTGGTCCGGGTGGAGATGAAATTGGTTTTGCTGAAGCTGAGTAAAGTCCTGTTGTAAATCCATCATTAGTTAGTATTAATGAACCAGCTTGCCAAAAAGTTCCTCCATAATTAACATCAAAAGCAACATAGTTAATAAAAGAAGTATGATAATTAATTGGATTTGATAAAATTATACCTGTAGCTCCATTAAGTACAATACTTTGAGTTACAAAGTTTTGAGATATATGTAAACCATTTGATAATTGGATATTAGGAGACAATATACTGCCTGTAAAGCTACCTGTAAAGCTTCCTGTTGTGTTAGCTCCAATAGCATTTAAAGCATAACTAGCAGTAGTAGCATATGAACTACTTAAACTATAACTAGAAGATAAAGCATTTAAAGCATAACTACTAGTTCCAAATAAATTTCCATTTGTGTAAATACTTCCAGTTACATATACAGAACCCGTAGTTAAAATACTACCAGTAAACCTATGAGTATCTAAAGAAGAACTGCCAAATACAGTACTTCCTGAGTATGAACTTATACTTGACGTAATTATAGATACATTTAATATACTAGCGGAAATAGGTCCATTTACTATTAAACTTCCTGAAATTAAAACACTTTGTGATAATGGATTTACATAACTAGCAGTAGTAGTAGTTCCATATATTGTTCCACTGACATATAAATCTTCTGTTATATATGTTGATTGTGATACATAAAGATTTAAGTTGTCTACTACTAAAAACCCTCCTGGAGTTCCATCTATGTAATCTAAATATGAACCTGTTAATATTCCCATTTTTATTTATTTGTTATGTTATTGATGCCCAACCAGTTGTTGTATTTTTTACAAAAATAGAAGTAGTACTTCCATTTATATAAACTACCATAGATCCTATAGGAATAGCTGATGTATTATAAGGAGGAGTAAAATTAGGATTTGTGCCCATTACGGGTAAAGTTAAGTAATTTTCACTTCCTGTTACAATTACAGGACCTGTAAATTTAGTACTTCCTGTTACTTGTAAACTTCCTGTTACTGTTAATTTATTTGAACCTGAATAAGCTGCTATTAAATTACTTCTATTAGTGTTGTCACCACCATTACCTACTATCCAAATAGCGTTTGAGTCTAATGCGTTATATGTACCTTCTACATGTTGTCCTAATTTTGTGGTAGCTATTGTACCTATACCTTCAGCGTGTTGATAACTACTATCTGTTTTTGTTTGATTTCCTTCAGTATGTGATGCAAAACCTCCAGCTGTAGTATATTGTCCTTCAGCATGGGATGACAATAATAAAGCGGTTGTCATTTCTCCTTCAGCATGAGATCCTTGACCTATTGCTGTAGTAAGATATCCTTCGGCATGAGAATAATCTCCTACTGATATAGTTTGTGCACCTTCAGCATGAGAAAATGAACCTGATGTTATTGTACTTACTCCCTCGGCATGAGAAAATGAACCTGATGTTATTGTATATGAACCTTCAGCATGAGAATAATTTCCTATAGTTGTTGTTTCAAAACCTTCAGCATGAGAACCACTTCCTATAGTTATAGTTTGTGAACCTTCAGCATGAGAATAAAGACCTACAGTTATAGAACCTGTGCCTTCAGCATGTGAAGATAAACCTATAGTTACAGTTTGTGAACCTTCAGCATGAGATAATGGACCTAATGTTGTTGTATAGTATCCTTCAGTGTGTGAAGCTATGCTTAGTGTTGTTGTGTACCATCCTTCAGCATGAGAAAGATTTCCTGCTGTTGTTGTATAGTATCCTTCAGTATGTGATGCATCAGCTAAAGTTGATGTATTTGATCCTTCAGCATGTGAATAATCATTATAAGCTAAAGTTTGAATTCCTTCAGCATGTGTAAACAATCCATAAGCAATAGCATCATCACCATTAGATAAACTACCTGTTATATAAATACTTTCAGATGTTTGATTTCCTAAAGTAGTTACATCTTGTAAATTAGGATAAACATAAGATTGAGTTAATTCAATTCCGTTCGGACCATAATTTATAAATATACCATTACTACCTGTTATTTTCACATAACTAGCTGTTATAGCATATGAACTACTTAAAGCTTGATTAGTATAACTACTTGTTATACTATAACTACTAGAAATAGCCTGACTACTAGTTCCAAATAAGTTACCCGATAAGTTACCTAAAAAACTTCCAGTAAAACTTCCAGTAAAACTACTGCCAGTTACTCCTCCTAATAAAATAACACTAGCAGATGTTTGGTTTCCGATTGTAGTTACACTTTGTAAGTTTTGAGTACCTCCACCTCCACCGCCTACTACATTTAAAGCCCAACTAGCTGTTCCTACAAAACCTACTCCAGGATAACTTGAAAATACCTGACCTGAAAATCTAGCTGTACTTCCAGTTAAACTTCCAGAAATTCCTACGTTGCTTGTAAATGTATTTGGTTGAGTAAATGTATTAGAAGAGCCTGTATATGCTGCTCCTTTAATAGTTTCTATTATTTGATAACTGGCTGAATTAAGATTATACCAGTTATAATCCATGTTATCATAACTGAGTTCCCCTAGGGAACCACTTCCCGGAGCGTTTGAACCATTATACCATGGACCTGTTGTTTGTCTAAAAAGTAGACTTGCGGTAATTGGGAAAATAACTGCCATTACATAAATAAATATGCAAAATTTAAACAATCAGTAATTTTTCTATTTCTTTTACAGCTTGGTTGTATTTTAAATTGATTTTATTAGATTTTACTATATTTGTTGCCTCAATAAATTTGTAAAATTCTTCTACTTCTTCAGGTTTAATGGTTAATTTATTGAGAGCTAACATAGTATTTATTTCTCCTAGTGTAGGAATATCGCTACCCTGTTTTCTGTTAGCATAAATTATATTCAATAATTTGTATCTAGTTTCTATTTGAGATTTACTTAATAAAAGTTTTTTCATTTCAACATAGCTGCCAATAGTAAAGTATCCATGAAAACCTACACCAATTAAAATAATAAATTCTAAGAAAAATGTCATAAACACAAAAGCCATGTCATTTTCTTTATTTTTAGTTAAGTCTGTTTCTTTGGTTTTTCCTAGTTTTATTTGTAGTAAACTGTCAGTTTTATTTACTTTTAAGTCTCGTTCTTTTTCTAATTGAGCTATTTGTTTTTCGTATTTGTTGATTAAAGCTCGTTGATAGTAGTTGTATGTTCCATTAGTGTCTGATTTTTGTACTACTTTATTTAATTGATTTTGATAAAGAACAATTTTCTTGTTGAAGGGTTCAGCTATAGAATCTAAAGCAGCTTGTTGTTTTACTTCTACTTTAGTACTAATTACTTCTGTATTATCTATTAGTCGATGAGCTCCATTTAAACTTAAATAAAAACTTCCTGCTATTAAACCAATACACACTATACTACCTATAGTAGTATTTACAGTTGGTCTTTTACTTTTTAAAATAGCTATGACTAATTGTTCTAAGGCATATCGCTTAAATAACTCGTACCCTGTTAAAAATAAAGCAACAAATACTCCAAAGTAAAATACTTGATTTGGAAACAAATTAGGAATTGAGTCTGTTACGTTTTTTATAAAGAAAAATCCAAATAAAATAAGGAATATGTTCCCTAAAAAGCTAAAATAATACAGTACTTCTTTTAAAGTATTAAAACTGTTTTGAAAAGGTTGAATTTCAAGTTTATTTTTTAATTTGAAAAATTTATTTAGTTTCATTTAAATTTAAATCGTTTATTTAAGTTTTTCTTTCGACGTGTGCAACCACAGTCCTTTCCTAAGATTTTAGTAAAAAACCAGTTAACTAGAAGGTCTAGTTTAGTGTAGTAAGTAATCATAGCTACTACATCGCCTAGACCTTCTAATTTTTGACCTGGTTTAAATCTTTCCATTAGCGTTGTTTATCGTTTTGCCACTGACCGTTGTATAGTTTGTCTTTGGCTACTGGTTCGCACTCGTGAAAATACATTTGTGCAACTCGAGCATCTTCTTCAATAAATATTGTTTCAAGAACAACCATGTAAGTTCCTAAGTTATCAGTTTCAAATCCAGGATCAAAAATACTTGAAGTAATGATAGCTCCGTTTCTCATTAGAGATGAACGTTGGCGAACTAGTCCTACCTTATCAGCAGGAATTTTACAGCCTTCATTCATGATTACATCATAAACTCCTGAATAAAGTATCCAACCTTTTGAACCTTCTAAACTAGTTTTTTCAACAGGAGTATGAGTATTTAAGATAGTTTGATCTTTCAATACCCTACCAATTGTACCTCCTACTTTGTTGATTTGTTTGATTGATAAGTCATATCCAACTTGTGCTGGTTTTCCTTTAGCGTTGTCTAATTTAATTAGACCTTGCTCTATTATTTGTTCGGCATTTAAGATCATCTGTAGCCCTCCATATTAAATTTCAACATATCCATAACTTCTTGTTTTGCTGTTTTAGCGTGGTCAGCAAATACTCCACTTACTTCACTTGTAACCATTGATGCTCCAAAATGTTTAACACCCCTACAACTAACACAATTGTGAAATGAGTGAACAACAACCATTACACCTACATTGTCTTCACAAATTTCATTGATTGCATTGTGGATAGCAACTGTAAGTTGTTCTTGAATAGCACCTCTACGAGCATAGTGTTCAACAATCCTATTCAATTTACTTAAACCAATTACTTTACCATTTTCTCCAGGAACATAAGCAACGTGTACTTTTCCTAAAATAGCTTGGTGATGGTGTGAGCACATACTTACAACAGGAATGTCTCTTTCTAAGATAATTCCATTATAACCATCTGAAGGAAATGCAGTAATTTCAGTAGGTAATTCATATCTGCCCTTCCACAAGTCTAATACAAATGCTTTCGCTACACGACGAGGAGTTTCCATTGAATTAGGATCATTTTTCCAATCAACTCCTAACGCATCTAAAAACTCACCATAAGCTTTTTCTGCTTTATCGATAATTTCATACTTTTCTTTTTCATTTAATGAACGATGTTCTTCAGACTTAAGAATAGCATCTAATTGAAGTGAAATTCCATTTGCAAAACCGGGTTGTGCTGTTTCTAGTTTCTCAACACTAACAAATTTTCTTCTTTTATTTTGTATCATGATCTTTATTTTTTTCTTCTAATCTTGTAAATTCTCTTGCTGTTGCAGTAGCAACTACTGCTATTTGAAGCCAAATAGCTTTGACTTCTTGTTTTAACTTAAAAACAGTATAATGAAGATAACATATAAGTCCTGTTAAAATAATCAAAACTATGTTATAAACCATAAGTGTATTCATGTATTTAATATAATAAAAAAAGCTTGGATAACCAAGCTTAATTTGATAAAGGTAATTTAATTGCTGGGTGTGATTGATAATTTTCGATAGCAAAATCTGTTATTAGACAACTATTTAAAAATTCATCAATATTATCACTAAAGTGAATTTGGTTATTAAATACTAATGTTGGTAGTGAATATGGTTCTCTTGTTAATTGTTCCTTAATTGGTTCAATATGGTTTGAATACAGGTGTGTATCACCCAAGTTTCCAATCAATTCATCAGGAACCATATTTGTAATTTTGGCAATAATTTCAAGCAATAGTCCGTAAGATGCTATATTGAATGGAAGACCTAAACCTACATCTACTGAACGTTGATTCCACATTAAAGAGATTGCTCTACGAGGTATTGAATTATCCATATCAACAGTTTCTCTAATTATATTTTGACCTATACCTCCAACGTCTTCATAACCTGCTAATTTCATTCGTTCCCTTTCACTCAACTCTCTTGTATAAACTTGCCATGAGTGGTGACAAGGAGGAAGCACCATTTGGTCTAATTCACCTACATTCCAAGCTGAAACCATTAATCGTCTTGAGTCAGGATTTGTTTTAAGGTCGTTGATTAGGTTTGCGATTTGGTCTGTTACTTGAACTGCTACCTTACAATTTTCTTCTGTCACATCATAAGGTATGAATTGCTTCCAACTTCTCCATTGCTTACCATAAATTGGACCTAATTCACCCCACTTCTTAGCAAATTCATCATCGGTTTTGATTTTGTTGATGAACCACTCTTTTATATTTACCATCTGACCAGCATCGTTAATCATTTGTTCATCTGCATTTGGGTTATGTTTTATGAAGTTAGCGAAACAATCTCCATCCCAAATATGACAATCATTATCAACAAGGTATTTGATGTTTGTATCACCTCTTAAAAACCAAAGTAACTCAGTTACTATTGATTTCCAAGCCATTTTCTTGGTTGTTAGTAAAGGAAACCCATCACTCATTTTATGACGGATTGTATAACCAAAAATAGATTTGGTTCCAGTTCCTGTCCTATCTTGCTTTTCAACTCCATAGTCAAGAATATCTTGAACTAGTTGTAGGTATTGTTTATCTAATTTATTCATAACTTTCTATTGTTTTTAAAACCATTTGTTTAATTTCCTCAATGTCCTTATCTGTAGCATTGATTGCGTTATAACATTCAAACTCTACCCTATTAACACTAGTATCCATAGGACATAGTACATGATAATCTGATAACTGTTCCCCTAATTGCTTAAACGTTTCAAGATACTTGTCTCTGTTAGCTTCTGTAAAAGGAAATCTAACGATAAAAATTGGTTTACTCATAGTTTTGTTTTTGTTTTTTGTTTTTTAGGTTGTTTTTTATCATTACAAGGACTACAAATTAAAACAATGTGGTTTGGTCCAAACTTACTTTCAACATGTAAGTCAACAAGTTTTTTGTAACTAGTTTTTTCTAGACAATTGTGGCAAATGCCAAAGCGTGGATTTTTATTAGTCATAACTTTTATTTTAAATAATATAAAAAAGAAGGCTTGGATTTCCAAGCCTTACTTTAAATATTAAACTGCACGTTTTTGATCATAACTTATGATATGATCTCTACCTGTCCAGTTATAACCTACTTCTAATGCTTTTTCAATTGAAATAGGATACATTTCAACCAATGTTTCACGAGTATCACCAGCCGGCATCAACCATGTTTTTTCTTTAGGAATATTCATTTCAACTCTAAATGATTCTATTTCAGCTAAGTTTTCTTCTGTTCCATCCCATACAGGTTTAAAATGATAATCAGTATGATATTCCATCATCATTTTCATCGCATCGTAATTTAAACGAAACTTATTGTGTTGATCAATCATTTTTTGGTCAACCAATTTTCCCATAGGAGTATTAACATCAATTTTAGGAATTGAATTGCTGAATTTAGGGCTAAGAGAAATC